ACTGCTTTTGTGGTTGGTGACACTCCATTTAGATTGGAACCAAATTCAACAGATATTACAAATTACGCAAACAACACAGCTGGCGCCGCAGACAACGGAGAAGATGGACTTGTAACAACAAATTCATTTACAGGCGTTTACTATCCTGCAGGATTTACAACAGACCTAGCAGGCGAGTCAGTGGCAGTGCCAGCATCACACATGATGTTAAGAACAATTGCATTTAATGATCAGGTTGCATTTCCATGGTTTGCACCAGCAGGTGTCAGAAGAGGTGCAATAGACAATGCATCATCAGTTGGATTCATCAACAGCGAAGGCGAATTTGAAACAACCGCAGTTGCTGAAGGCCTGAGAGATTCATTGCAGTCAGTAAACATCAATCCAATTAGTTTTGTAACAGGATCAGGACTGGTATGTTTTGGACAAAAGACAAGACAACTTACAGCGTCATCTTTAGACAGAGTAAACGTTGCAAGATTAGTTGCATTTACAAGACTACAACTTGATAAAATTGCAAGACCGTTTATTTTTGAACCAAACGATGCGTTGACAAGAAATGAGATAAAACAAGCAATTGAGTCTTTCTTGTTAGAACTTACATCACAAAGAGCATTGTTTGACTTTGCTGTTGTGTGTGACGAAACAAACAACACTCCAGCAAGAATTGATAGGAACGAACTGTTTGTTGACGTTGCAATTGAACCAGTAAAAGCAGTTGAATTTATCTTTATTCCAATTAGATTAAAGAATACAGGTGAAATAGCAGCTGGCCTTTAAAGGTACAAGTTAATAAAAAGGAGAAATGAATAGTAAATATTCGTACTAGGAGATAAAACAAAATGTCAGTATCAACACTATCCAAATTTACAGTGCCACTAGCAAGTGATCAATCATCAGCCTCACAAGGCTTGTTGATGCCTAAACTACAATATAGGTTTAGAATTATACTTGAAAATTTTGGTGTGTCTACTCCTAGATCAGAAATTACTAAACAAGTTGTTGATGTAACTAGACCAAATTTAACATTTGATCAAATCACATTAGACGCATACAACTCAAGAGTGTATATGGCTGGAAAACATACATGGGATCCAATAACACTTAACGTAAGAGATGATGTTAACAATGAAGTGAGTAAACTAACTGGTGAACAGTTACAGAAACAATTTGACTTCTTTGAACAGTCATCAGCGGCATCTGGACAAGATTACAAATTTACATCTAGAATAGAAATGCTTGATGGTGGCAATGGAGCCAACACTCCTACTATACTAGAAACATATGAATTGTTTGGATGTTATCTTGACAATGTTCAATATGGCACATTGGCTTATGCAACTTCTGAGCCAGTACAGATTACTATGTCTATTAGATATGATAATGCTATACAGACTCCAAGGGGCACAGGTATAGGTTCCGCAGTAGCAAGAACAGTATCAACAGCAGTTACCGGCGGCGGCATTTAATTAACACACAGCTTTTCTAGCTTTATAAATATCTCAAATGGTCTGGGACTATGATATTTGAGACTATATTAATAAGTCAAATAGTAATGTGTATTGTAATGGACATTCCAGACTGTCCTGATTCTAAAATTGTTAGCATGGAAAATGAATGGACGCCTGCCTATTATTATTACTCGGAAGGTAAAGGCAACATCCACTATGATGATGATCAAACTATACATATGGGGATAATTGTTCACGAACTTGCTCATCATGTTGCAGTCACACAACACAAAAACTTCAGCACAGTGTGTAAAAAATTTGGTGGCACAAACTGTGATCACGAACTATAATTTTTAATTCTGGTAAATTTAATCACCATAAATATTACAAATGGCAAACTGGCGTTCTAACTTTCTAAGACAACTGCTTGGTGGTGACACAATGCGTGACTATCAACATGCGGCAAGACTGTATACAGATAGGACTTTTGCATTATCACCAAAAAACAGATTCTTATACCATGTTGTATTCGAAATAAATCCATTAGCGACTGGAGTATCAATAAACTCAACTGAAAAACTTGAACTTGGCATGATTGTCAAAAGATGTGACTTGCCTTCTTATAGTTTTAATGTAGAACAAAAAAACCAATACAACTATAAAAATTATGTGCAAACTGGAATAACGTATCAGCCGGTATCTATTGTGTTACATGATGACATGAGTGATACTGCTACTGCATTTTGGCGTTCTTATTATCAACATTATATTGTAGACACCAATAGACAAGAAGGATCATACAAGGCGGCATCGTTTGGCAACACCAATACAAGGTATGATCGTTTTGGATTAGACACTGGTAACAATGAAAGATTTTTTACATCAATATCAATATTCCAACTAAGCAGAGGATTGTTTACAGAATATAAAATGATGAATCCTGTTGTTAACGATTGGAATAATGGATCAATGGATCAAACAGATGGTGCAGGCATCAACGAACATTCCTTTTCGGTCTCATACTCAGGAGTCAAACTACGCAACGGAGAGATTGGTGTAGATCCACAAGGCTTTGCCACTTTCCATTATGACAACACTCCATCACCTAACAGCACAGGAGGTGATTCAATATTTGGTGTGCTAGGTGGAATAACAAAAACAGCCAGCCTATTAAGTAGAGGTAATATACTAGGTGCAGGACTTTCTGCCTTAACAACATATGAAAAAATAAAATCAGGTAAAGCAATCAGAGGAGCTAGAGAAGAAATAATAGGTGTTGTCAAAGACGCAGTGCGGGCCGGGACAAATAATATTGGCGCAACATCAAAGCCGGGTGTAAGTTTTCCAAAAAATTTAAAAAACAAAAACACTGAAAATAAAATAGAAGACAAAAGATTAACAATTAAAACAAATGATAAAAACAAAATATCCTTGAACAGCAAACAGATAAAATTTTACCTGGATGCAAACTATGACGCAAAATTAAAGTTTGCTAAATTTGTGGGATATAGAATAGATACCAGTATTGATCTTAATTCTGTTGACACTGCATGGAACAGTCTTACTGAAACAGAACAAAACTCTTACATTGATAATGCAACAAATGTAGCGGCTAAACTTATATCAGAAGATAAAATTGTTTATGAAGTAACTGGACAAGAATATGCAAAGTTTTTAGAGTCACCATTAGCAACTGAAACAGTTGCAACTGTAAATGTAAACAATGCCGCTAGTGGACAAGGCACATCTGCCGGGACCACAACAGGATCAGGAGGATATTACATTGGTTAGTGCATACGGAGGCTCCAGCAGTGCAGGCACCAGTTCTGGATCATCAACAACATCAGCAAACGGATCAACACGGACACCACTATCAAACATTGGTGTTACATCTGCCAAAGGCAACCAATCCATAGTAGAATTTTTAAGCGGCATCGAAGAACAACGTGTAGAACTAGATGGCGCTGAATATGATGCAACTGTAGCTTTTTTTACATCACGAGATTACGACCTACAATCTGCACAAAGTATTGCGTATGTGTTGATGAAGCAAGCCAAGACGGACAATGTTGATGTCTTTACTGTGCTTGATACTCTCAAGCCGTCAGATCCAGTCCAACTATCACAACTTGTGACCGAAGTGCTCAACGCATATAGATACAAAACTTCTGTGTTAGGATACAAAAATGATAGAACTGCACAAAGTCATGTATCAAGAAACATAAAGGCATAATGAATAAATGGGCTTCAGGATTATTCAAGCCAAAAAATACTGGCAAGTACATTGGCAAAAAAACACCAAGATATAGATCATCTTGGGAATTTGCCTTCATGCGATTTTGTGATAACAATCCATCAGTGACCCAATGGGCATCTGAATCAATACAGATTCCATACAGGCATCCACTCACAGGGAAAAATACAATATATGTTCCTGACTTTTTTATTGTGTACAACGACAAAAAACAAAAACGTGTTGCTGAACTAATAGAAGTCAAACCAAACAATCAAGCTAAATTTGAATCAGTTGGAAAAAATGCACAAAATAGAGCCGCACTTGTGGTAAACAGAGCAAAATGGGAAGCTGCCAACAAATGGGCCAAACACAAAGGCATTCGCTTTAGAGTGTTGACTGAGTCAGACATCTTTAAATAATAGCATGTCCAAAGATGAAATAGTTGTTGCCCAACGTGAATTGTATGAAGCAATGCTTACAGCAATAAAATTGCGTGGACAAGGAAGACTTGCACGTAAACAAAAACATGTTGCTAAACGTAAGGGAAAATTTGACAAGAGGACAGGACGTCCAGGTAAATCCAAATGACTAAAAAACTAGAAGAATTGTTCAATTTGGAAAAATCTGATGAAACTGCCGAAACATTAAAAGATAAATTAGAGACAGAACAAAATGACAAAGATGATGCACAAGCAAATGCATTGATACAAGAAAAAATTGGACTGGATAAGATTGATGCCGCTCTACCCCAAGTGGATGGACTTGAAGATGATAAGGAAATAGATCAATACTCTAACGAATCCTTCCAAGCTTACAAAGATCTAATGGATCTTGGCATGAACATAGAGCCTAGATTTGCGGGAAGAATTATGGAAGTTGCTTCTTCAATGATGAACAATGCCATTAATGCAAAAAATGTTAAAGTTGACAAAAAACTAAAAATGATTGAATTACAACTTAAAAAGTTAAAATTAGACCAAAATCAAGGTGATGATGATGCTGTAACAGGCACTGGCACAGTGATTGCAGATAGAAATGAACTTATAAAACAAATACTAGCAACTAAGGATAAAGATAAATAATACACAATGAAAACATTCAAAGAATATCTTGCAGAAGCAGTAAAAACATATCAAGCACGTATTAAAATTGCTGGTGAATTACCAGAAAATTTTGAAACAAAACTTAAAAATTACATGACCAAATATGAAACTATTGAATTTAAAAAGACTGCATCTACACCTGTGCAAGAACATCCACATGAATTTACAAGACTAAAGAATGTAGAAGTAACAATTTTTGATGTGGAGACTCAATATCCAATTGGATATCAACAATTAGAGTCAGTGCTAAAAGATGAATTTGGCATCCCAGGTGACCACATAAGAGTAAAACATCCAACAGATCCAACTGAAATAAAGCCAGAAGAAAAAGAATATGAGCCTAAACTTACTGATGCTGAATACAAAGATGATACAGCAGAAGATGATCCTTTATATGGTGATGAATACAATATGACCATGTTTAAGGAACTAATGAAACTAAGACAAGACGACGGCAAAGACGAACGCGGTGGTAAAATTGTTGCATCAGAAGAAGATAAAGCCAAAGATCAGTTCCACAAAGGATATGAACTTAAACAGTCAGATGGATATTCTGGCTCATCACTTACCAACCACTCAAAATAACACACCGTAAATACAGTTATGGGACAAAGTTTACAAGGTAATCTCACCAAAAAGGCACACGCCAAAATTAAATTTACTGATCAAGAGATTAGAGAACTGAATAAATGTATGGATCCTAAAAATGGACCACTGTATTTCATGGAGCATTACTCTATGATACAGCATCCAACTAAAGGATCAATGAAGTTTCATATGTATGAATATCAAAAAAATTTAGTAAAAACTTACCATGACAATAGATTTGCAATTGCAATGTTGCCAAGACAAACAGGAAAAACTACTTGTGCCGCGGCTTATCTTATATGGTATGCTATGTTTGTTCCTGACTCTCAGATTCTTATTGCCGCACATAAGTTTACAGGTGCACAGGACATAATGAATAGAGTAAGATTTGTTTATGAAAACTTGCCTGACTTTTTAAGAGCAGGTGCTTATTCATACAACCGAAACACATTAGAGTTTGACAATGGCTCTCGTATCAAAGCAACCACTACAACAGAAAACACAGGTAGAGGTATGTCTTTATCAGTAATTTACTGTGATGAATTTGCTTTTGTGCAACCTCCTTCAAAGGCGTCAGAGTTTTGGACTTCACTTGCTCCTACTCTGTCAACAGGCGGTAAGTGTATTATAACTTCAACACCAAACTCAGATGAAGACCAATTCGCCTTGATATGGAAGGAAGCCAACAAACGTTTAGATGAATATGGTAATGAACAACCTGTGGGTAAAAATGGTTTTGCCGCCTTCAGAGCATCATGGCATGAACATCCTGAAAGGACAGACAAATGGGCAAAGGAAGAAAGGGCAAGAATAGGTGAAGAACGTTTTAGACGTGAACATGATTGCGAGTTTTTAATATTTGATGAAACATTAATCACAGCAACAAAACTTGCTGATCTGCAAGGCGAGGATCCTGTTGAAAGACATGGCCATGTAAGGTGGTATAAGCAAGTTGAAAAAAACAAAGCGTATGTTGTGTCATTAGATCCATCATTAGGCACAGGTGGAGACTATGGTGCAATTCAAGTGTATGAGCTTCCGAATATGTCTCAAGTAGCAGAATGGCAACACAACTCAACCCCAATACAAGGACAAATTAGATTACTTAAACAAATTATAGAAAAACTTTCCGAGGATCTTACTGCTAAAGGCGTTAGTAATCCTGAAATATATTATTCTATAGAAAATAACACAATAGGTGAAGCAGGACTTGTTGCAATATCAGACATAGGTGAAGAAAATATTCCAGGACAGTTTTTATCAGAAACAATTAAGAAAGGCCATGTGCGTAGATTCCGCAAAGGCTACAATACCACACATAATAGCAAAATGTCCGCATGTGCCAAGCTTAAACAAATGTTGGAAAACGATACAATGATTATAAAGTCCAAAAATTTAGTATCAGAACTAAAAAATTTTGTTGCATCTGGTAACTCCTTTAAAGCAAAGCCAGGTGAACATGATGACCTAGTGATGTCTACACTTTTAGCAGTGCGTATGGCATCAACAATATCTGCATGGGATCAACAACTGTTCGACAGATTGCGTGATAGTGATGAAGAATTGGTTTTGCCTATGCCTATAATAATGTCATAAGTATGGTGGTGTACTCCAACTTAGTAGCAATAGTAGTACTAATAAATTTTATTAAAAATGGAAAACAATAAAGAATATTTTCTAAGAAATTTAAATTTTCAGTCTGGATTTGGTGTAGATCTTGCCATGATTAACTACGCACCTAGAAATATTTTTTATAAAAAATGTTTAAAAGATATAAAAGGCAAAACCGTTTTGGATGTCGGCAGTGGCACGGGAATTTTATCCGTTATGGCAGTTGACTCAGGAGCTGATAAAGTATATGCTTTTGAAATTGATAAAAAAAACTATGAATTATCAAAACATCTAGTAGAGACTGCCGGACTATCGGACAAGATAAAAATTTTCCATAATGATTTTTTAGAGTGCGACAATAATTTACTTGACCTAGGACCTATAGATGTTTTTATGAGTGAGACATTTGCTAATGATGTCTTTATACAAAACTTTTCCTACATATCAGATCATGTATATAAAAAATTTAATTTAAGCAAACAATTTGTTTCGATACCGCAGAGCATAGAATTAAAAATAAGTGTCG